TATCCAGTATCTCCTTGAAGACCGGTATAACCAGTAGCTCCAGTAGGACCAATTGGACCAGTGTAACCAGTAGGACCAGTGACTGTTGAATCTGCTCCAGAATCACCTGTGTAACCTGTGAAGCCAGTATAACCTGTATAACCTGTAGAACCAGTTGCACCTGTTGCAGTGGCTGACCCGTCGTCACCAGTATAACCGGTGGCTCCAGTATAGCCTGTAGGACCAGTGACTGTTGAATCTGCTCCAGAATAACCAGTGTATCCTGTGAAGCCAGTGGCACCTGTATATCCAGTGTAGCCAGTTGCACCTGTTGCAGTTGCTGATCCATCGTCGCCAGTGTATCCAGTGTATCCTGTTGCTCCTGTATAACCAGTGGCACCTGTTGCAGTGGCTGACCCGTCGTCACCAGTATATCCAGTGTAACCTGTATAACCAGTGGCTCCAGTCGCTGTAGCTGATCCGTCGTCACCAGTATAGCCAGTGTATCCTGTAGATCCTGTGTAGCCCGTATAGCCTAAATCCGGTGAGGCTTGTGGTCTATTTTTATATGAAGGCATATATTCTTAATTATTATATAAATGTTTGAATGTTTTTTGCATTTATTGAAACAATTTCCATGTTATCAACGTTAACATTTTGTAGGTAAAGACTCATAGGCCCTTTTGAGATAGAGCTAGTTCCTAGCAATGTTCCCAATCTGTATGAACCGATAGCTTCGCTAGTTGTATCTATAACCTTAACTCCATTAACTAAAAAATCAGCATAATCACCACGCCATCTGATTTCGAAATCAACCTCGGCTGTAGCCCATGCTGCTTTAAAGTCTACTGTTACGCTTTGAGTGTCTCCGTCTCCATTATCTGAATAGATGTTGAAGTCTTCCCCGTCTATTTCGAAAACCAAAAGAGCGCCGAAACCAGCGCTTGCAAAACCGAATTTACGAGAATCACCTGTAGTAGGAACTGTAGGAATGATTAACCGCATAGTTATATCACCCTCATACAAATCAGCATAGCCGATTATCTCGTCTTCGTTTAGAACTATATTATCTGAAGAAACAGTGGGGGCACCTGTCAGTGTTTTCCATAGAGAGGCATCATACCCTTGTCTCTTCGGGTCATATACAAAATTTGTCATAATTTTATTATTAAATAATTTATTTAAAAAAACTAGTTAATTAAAAAATTAATTTATGACCCGATAGCAGATATTAAATTATAGAGTTATTGTTTATTCCTTATCTTCTGTATCAACCTTCTCTGTCTCAGATTCTCCTGTATCAATTTTTTCTGAATTTTCATAAGCTGAATCTTCGTCTGTTGAAGGATCTTCTGCTGAAACAATCTCAGCGAGTTCTTCTTTGACGCTGGTTTCTGTTACTACTTCTGGCATAGTACTAGTATCTCCTTTACTAGCTTCACCAATAGCTTTCATCTGTTTAACAGCTTCCTCTACCATTGCTGGTAACAACTCTTTAACTTTTTTCATCGCTAATTCATCAACTAATTTCTTAATTTTAGGGTCGATTTTTCCTTCGGCGTGTGGAGAGACTTTCACTGCTTCTACTTGTCCATATTTCATTTCTTGAATAATATGAACAGGTTCAATTTCTTGTCTTATATCAGCATATGGATCCTTTCCATTATCGTCAACAACGATGAAATCTTGATTAAAGGCAGGGTGACGACGCATTTGATTAATCATCTCCTCATCTTTAACGTCCACAATTCCGTCTTGGAATTTCACATATACACCCGGTTTTCCTGCGATACCAGACATTTGATTAGCTGGAATTCCCGGAGATAAAACGATCCTAAGATTCGAGTTCTTTGAAATAAATTTCATAGTATTTTTAAATTTAATTATTATTCATATTTCCCTAATAGGGGACGCGATTAACGTCCCCCATAAAGGTATAACTATTCTGCTTCACCAACAACAGTGACTGTACCTGTAATAGATCCAGTATCACTGATGATAACTAACAAATCATTTCCATCTTTTGCAGTAATTCTTCCTTCACCTGAAGCCCAATTAGTGGTTGAAACAGAGCCAGTAGTTGGAGTCTTTTGGTAAATAAGAGTTTCTGATCCTCCATATGGAGCGGAGTTTGCACTAGGAGAGCATTCATAAATCTTAAATAGATTTGCTTCAGCTCCACCTCCCAATGTAAGGTCAGTGATAATTTCTTGGATTGATACCCTATGTCCATTTCTTAACTTAGAGTTGTTCCCGAAGGTACGATCATAAGTTAGTCTATAGGCTAGATACATTCCAGTAGAAGTATCAGACATAACATTGTAGTTGCCAGCTGCGTCAACAGCTAATGTTCCTGCAATTGTAAGAGTATTAGCTAAAACTGTAGTGGATAGAGCATCCAAAGCCTTAGCAGTAAATCTTCCATCTGCATTAATAGCAGCAACTATTGCACCAACAGTTCCATAAGAAGCCCATGTATACTCATCAGTATAAGTAGTTCCAGACTTAACAGTAACCATTGTAATATCAGTAGCAGTAGTAACAATTACTGAAGTAACTGTTCCACCATCTGTATATTTCATTGTAAACTGTACAGCTAAGTCATCGCCAACTTGGCCTACAACTCCTCTTGCTAACAGTTTACGTGTTTGCACACCGTCTAAACTTGCCATTTTTTTATTATTCTAATCATTGATTAATAAAACCGGTTAATGACCCGTAACCATGTCGGGGTGAGGAACAAGCCCTCACGGGGTGGTCAGTTATCTTCGGACCACCCCGAACGAATATCTCAACTCAATGTAAATTGAAAACTATGTTAACTAATTACTAGCTAAGCACACCTTTAAGCAATGCATGACGAGCTGCTTGTTTTCTTTCAAGCCCACACTCTGTAATGTATTGATCAACTTCTCCATCTGCATCGTTAGCTTGGATGTTTGTTTCTAATTTAGTATCACGATTACTCATGTATCTATATCTGAAACATTCCATATCAAGTAAGAAGGCATAACCTGCATACTCTTCAACGAATAGAGGATTGTGAACGATGTTAATTGTTCCGAAAGCAGTTACCCATTGTGAAATTTTCATTCCATAAGTAGATTCAACTGGTTTCATAAGAATTTGTCCACGAGCGATTTCATTGACGGCCTGTAGCACATATCCACCAGCAAATAGCATCTTTTCAGAATTGCCATAAGTAAATCCTTCTCTTAAGAAGGTATTAAGATCTGGGGCTGTTAATACGCCACCTTGATTCTGAACGTATGAATTTCCACCTTCGATGAATTCTAGTACACCACCTGTTTGCCTACGTGGTTTTCCTTGAGCTCCATTAAATGCAGTTGCATAGTTCTTTTGTCCAAACCAGAATGCACGTTCGATGTCTAAGGCATGCTCTGTACCCTTTTTAGCACGTTGATAAGGTAGATCTTTACCTCCGTAAAGATTAGCTTCCTTTTCAGTGTTAGAAACAGCAATAGTAGTCTTAAAAATCTGAGTGTAATTAGTTTGAGGAGTGCTTTGAGTGCTATTAACACTTCTAGCTCCTGAATTTTCTTCATTGGCGTTTCCAACGATGAATAATCCGTCTCCTGCCACACCAGCTGAATCAACAGTTGATCCAAAAGCTTTTTCGACAGTAATTACGTTAGCAGCTACAACAGTTACTAACATGTTTTCTCCAGTACGAGCATTTTTAACAACGTCGCCAACAGAGAAGATATAACCTGAGCTAGACCCAGCTCCAGTTACGTCAAGAGTTGTATGGGCTACAGCGTAATCAGTTGCAACACGTGCATATCTTCCGCCATAGAAGTCTTCGAACCATTTGAATTCAGGATTTCCAGTTGTTGACTTCAACATTGAAGATCCGTTCCAAGCTTTACCATCATAAACTTTACCAACATTAGTTAGTAATGTTACCAATGGATGTTTGTTTGGCTCTAGCAAGAAAATCTTGTCTACAGCATCTACTACTAAACGGCCTTCGTCTGACGCAGTCTTGGTTGTACGTCCGGCGTTTGTAGCGGTCAAAGTAATCGCATTACCTTGATCGTGTGTTGGCTCGTCGTAATATGGGAATGTATTCGGCATATTTCAAAAATTATTTAATTAATATCTATATATATGCCTAGCGCTAATTAAAAAACATTAGGATTTGATCTTGGAGCGATCAATCTATCGATTGCCTCTCCATCACTTTTATCAATAAAGTTAGACTTGTTTCCGCCTCCACCTGCATTTAAAGCAAGATCTTTAGCATGTTCAGCTCTATCTTTTTCTGCCAATTCAGCAGCTTCCTTTTCTGAAGTTTGCCCTTTCACAGCGAAATAAGCTACCTCAATGTCATTAATGTCCTTATGATCTCCTAACCATTTCTCTACATCTTCAGCGTATGTTGGAAAATCTTTAGTTCTGCTAACAAAGTCGTTTACTCTGTTTTCGAATGAACGGAGCTCTTCGCTCTCTCTCATAGTATTGTTCATCTTCTTTTCTGATGCAGTTACTTTTTCCTCAACTAACTTAGCGATATCCTCCACGGATGTCTTGTCATAAGTTTTAGCTCCTAGGTCTTTCTTAACATCTGTATGAGCTTTGTCTACCACTTCTATCTCGCCAATGGTCAGCTTACCATCTAATGCTGCTTGCGCAGTATCATTGTCAAGTTTACCTTCAACGATTGCTTTTACCAATTCTGGACTCTTATCTAAAGTGTCTAAAATAGGTGAGACTCCTTCAAAAAAAGTTCGATATTCACCTAACTCTCTTCCTTGATCTCCGAGCTTGCTTTCAAGCTCTTTGTATAATTCTTCATAATTAACGTCTCCCGGCTGCCCTGCACCGTTATCTGCAGGACCTTTATCGCTACCCGCTGGATCTACAACGGACGAATTTGGACTGTTTGGATTCATATTATTCATAGTTAGTTAATGGAATAACCACGTGGTTATATTCCATTGTTTATTAATTATTCATATTTAATTTTTTCTAGACCTTCTAAAAAACTATTATTTTTTTCCAAGATTGGAATATTTCTTTCCCATTTCTCCACAACCTTTTCCATTATTCATTTTATCCTCTATTTTATCTTCAACTTTATCCATCTTTTCGCTAATCTTAGCGCCTTTAATGACACCTTTAAGAAACATATGCTTCTTTTTCTTCAATCCTTTAATCATATTTTTTGATTATTTTAAATTCAGTGATCCTATTATAGCATAAGTACCATAAAAAAACAAAGATTTGTCAAGTGGACCATATTTATTAATTATTCTTCAGTTTTTCCCTTACTATCCCTCTCTTTTGTTGCTATTACCATTGCCTGGAGATCCGATAGACCACTCATTATACCTTGAGTTCGACACATATTGGTTGCATCAACAATAGGATCTATCGTAATTAGTGAACTTTGGGCTATAGTCATCCTAGTTTGAGAGTATTTAAGTATAGCGATCCAGAACGCTGTGCCTTCAAGCTCTAATAAAAGAGTATTCATTTGCCCAACGCTCATATCACTAATGGCTTCCTGTCTCTCTTTTGTGAAATAATTTTTATCTTGCATATTCATAGTAATTATTTATTTATTTCTTCCTTTTTGCAACCTTAGACAACACTTTGCTCAAAACAGAAACTTTCTTCTTATCAATTGCTTTTGCTTCTCCTTCTTGTGCAATGACTCTCTGTGTTACCGGATTCTTTGCTCCTGTAATATCCTGCCCAAAACTGTCTTCATTACTAACTGTTTTTGGCATAGCGCTCTTAATTGAGTTATATTTCTTAGAAATAGACATATGTTTATTTTATTTTAATGATTTTTTGTAAAATCTTACGTTTCTTTTTATTCATACCTCGATTAGAACACGAGGTTTTCCCAGCATCTACCTTCAGTCGACCACTCTTTTCAGAGTCTGCGGTTGTTATTGAACTAGTTATATTTTCTTCATTCATATCTTTATCTTTGTATATTGTTAACGTCCTTCGCTAATGATGACTCAGGATTAGAATTTTGATTAACATTAAGAGAATTAGTATTGACTTTTCCTCCCATATTCAGTCCTCTAACATTAGTAGTATTTCCTGGACCTCCACCCGCTGAAACTCCTTTGACTGTTGGTGGTGCACCATTCTGCAAAAGATTTATAGGTGAATTAGCCTCAGTAAATCCAGAATTAGCTGCTGCTGGATCCACACTTCCTCCAAGCATTCTTAATGCTTCCATTAAAACGTTTGGTGGAACTCCCTTATTGCCAAGGGCAGCTACAGGATCAACACCTTCAACCGGAGGAGCCATCTCTGCTGGCATTGCCCCTTCTGGAGCCATTGGTTGACCATCTGGGCCTAACTCTGGTTCCGGAGTAGCTTCTTGCTCAGCTGAAGTTATACCATCAAGGCTCCATCCAAAGTCTTGTAGAACCTTAGAAGTAAGCTTCTTAGGATCAATAAACTCAAGATTGATCAATAACTGGAATAGATCCATATCCTGTTTCTTCTTAACATCTTGTTGACCAGCAATTGATGGAAGCACTGTAGCTTTATAATCGAAGAATCCCTGTAGATCATCCTTTTCTATTAGCGGAAATTCAATCTCCCCATTCTCTCCTATTATTCTTATTGTCATCTTGTCTGTAAAGAACTGTCTTTGCATGTCCATCCAATATCTCATGACATCAGAGTATGCTTCTCCAAGGTGATTAACAAACATTCTAACACGTTCTAAAGTTGACTCTCTGAGATGCCTTACCTCAGTTGCGCTTGATGCTCCTGCTCCGCCTCCCATAGAAAAGTCATCTACACCAGAAGAATAACGCATATCCTGCTTTAGTAGCTCTTCCTCTCTATATGCACTTTGCTTTACATCGCTAAACTCTACTTCTCTAACACCATTAGGATCAATAGAATAAATAATACCAAATGGTCTTGTCACTAGCTCTTCTTTATTAATATTTGCTAACGGATTAACAATCCACATCTTATGTATTGACAATGTAGCAGCATCTAATCTCTGATTCTTAATCAAATTCAACATTATCTGAGGATTCTCAAGAATCATTGGAAGTCCATATCCCTCAAACTCATAAGGCATCTTTAAATATGGAACTTCAATAAACGGAGCCTCCTTAAAGTCGTATGGTATTGGCACCGCTCCTCCTTTAAAAATTGGAACATAATTATTACCTACCATTACAGCATATGCATCTTCAAAAGGTCTCCACCATTCGAACACTTCATACATTCTCAATTTTGGATCTCCGTATACATTATACTTATCATCTCCTACCCCACCATAACTATTTACCGGAGTCATCCCCTTCATTATAAACTGATGGTTTGATTTAACTAAATTTCTAACAGAAGCATAGTCATTCAAATCTCCACCTACTGACTTTAATGCTAACAAAAGCCTCTTCTTGTCAGCATTAGGATATCTTCTACGTATTTCTGGCTCAGATAAAACCAAACGTTTAAACCAATATTGTTTTTTATCTCTCTCTGTATTATGCCAATCGTACCATAGCTGATAATTATCTACCCACTCACAAAACGGAGCGTCATAGAAAACCTTTTCTTTTTCGTTGTATGTGTACTTCTTGCTTAACAAATCTTTAGTGCTTAGGAATTTATATTTCCTAACATCTTTTTTCCAACTAACCTGTAAATATCCTGTTCCATATATCAGGGCAGATCTAACGAGAACCTCGTTTGTTGAATCCATTTTAGATTTCTCCCAAAGATAGTCAGCTAATTGTTGTTGCTTCTCAGTCTTCAATTGATCGTTAGAAGATCTGCCTTGAACGGTAAACTCTGGTCTAGCATCAAGAATACGAGGAATCAATGTTTCGACGGCAGACATAATATATGGCACAAAAACATTAGATTGCCATCGCTTAATTTGTCTCTGTCTATCCCCAGTGTAAGCAATATACAATTTGTAGGATCTGTCCAACCTAGGTTTCGTAACATTTAAAAAGTGAGTCCTCGCGTCATTCATTTGAAGCATGAATGTATTGCGAAGAGCTACTTCCTTGGGGCCGAAATCAGATGGATTATAATTTTCTATCATAAATTTATTTTTAATAGTTTGATAAAGTAATCTTGAAGATTAATTTCATCGTTTCTTTTTTTAGGATGATGGAACTTACAAAGTGTAATCCCATTATTAATGTCATATCTTAAATCCGGATAATCTTTCCATCCAAAAATGTGATGAGCGACTATCTTTCCTTCACAACTACTATTTTTAATCTTGCAGTTAAATTTATCACGAATCCATACATTCTTGCGCCATTCCTTATAAGCCGTATCATTACGTATTTGTTTTTTAGCCAGTTTAGCTCTGTCATTAATCCACCTAGGATGATTTTCTCCACTAAATCTTTTACTTATATTTTTTTTGAATTCATCAGATCTTACTTTTCCTTTATTTTTTTCACTTATTTTTAATTTAGTGCTTTCATCGCGCTTTTTACCCAACCAGTATTTTACAGGGCTTTCTAGTTTTAACTCACTTAACTTTTTTTTAGTTTCTGCTGAATGCTTCCTTCCAAAAAAATGATTTTTCTCTCCAAGCATAGAATTACTTTTATTTTTTCTATGAGTCAAAGACTGTTTCTTCCCCTTATTAGACAAACTATTAGCTAGTCCTATCTTACGTTTTGTTGCAATAGACATTGGCTTCATTTTCTGGAGCATCCTTTTCTCTCTTATCTTTTTTTTGGCAGCTTCTGTATGCCTATATCCTAAAGCCATATTTTTTTATTTATTTATTACTATACTTTTTCTCCATAGAATGAAGATGAGTATAATATTTAGGATCTTCTTTCAAGTGAACCTTTGCTATCTTCGCTATGTTGAGTTTGTTTCCCTTCACTACATCGGTAGACTTACTTGCCTTTCCGTTGTTTGATGAAGAGTGTTCTCTCTCGACATCCATTCCTAATTTTAATTGATTCTTGTCAATAGGAACCTTAGACTTACTAATAACCTTATCGATTATTTTTCTCTTCTTAGAATCTTTCATATAATTATTTAACCCTATTTAGCTTATCAAACTCTGTTCTCTTGCTTGCGATAAATTCTTTAGCCTCTTTAATCTTTCCATCCTTAATCATATCAGTAATCTCTTTTTTTCTTTCTCCCCATGGACCTGTTCCGATATTGGTATATGATGGGAATCTGCTAATTTGATCTTTGTCATCAGTTGCAGGACCCATTAGTTTTGATGCTAAAGTTTTTGACATTCTTTTCATTCTAGCCTCTGACTTAATTTGTTTACCCTTATCTTTGATAAATCCAGGAAGATTTTTTACATTATCAGCAATAGTCTCCCCTGTCTTTGCTACGCTTTTCAAGACCTTCCCAATGATCTTTTTTTTCTTTGAATCTTTTGACATAAATTTAGTTTATTTATTAATACCCCTTAATTCCCGAACTCGTTATTTATATGTTGGTTATAATCTATCTGATCCAACGGTTTATCCCACATTACTTTAAAGCCTTGATATCCGATTGCTGCTGCAAAAATGCAATCATCGTGGGCTGTTCCTGAAGGAACCATATTGTTGCTCTTATCATAAATGAATGTAGACATCTCATCTAGCGTTTCCTTACTATGAATTGTTAATATCTCTTCCCTAATAGCCTGAGATAAATCATCAATTAATAATGGTCTTGTCAATTTAGTTGTCTTCCATCCTAGTCTATCAGAGTATCTAGTTCCAATTGTCTCAAACTGTGCGACTCTGAAATATAGTGTTGGATACATTAACTGTTTAAGAACAGTTAGTGTTGTTAGACCATGGTTATTGACCTCAACAACCATTAAGGCATTATTGTACTTTCTTCCCCAGACATTAAGTAGTTTTGCAAATTTATCTGGCTCTATAAGACCCCTATAAAAAGCTACTTCCTCTCCTGTGACTCTATTCCATACAGTTGCAGTAGAATAATCGCCACCTTCAATTCCTTCAGAAATATCTACTCCAAAAATATACATTCCTGATGGATCAATTGGAAGATACATCCTCAATCCTTCGTCTTCCTTTACTAACCACTCTCCATTCATTTCTCCTGTTTTCAAAATACCCTTTCTTTGCTTCCTAATCATATTCTGATCAAATACTGATCGACCAGAAGCTAAGAATTCTAATCCATACTCCTGAGCAAAACGCATAGGATTGTTCATCCTTGTCCTAATCTTATCAATCTCCTCTTCTGAATAATGCCACCACCATCCATATTCCTTCTTTAGATATCCATTCTCTTCAACATACATCTTGTGGTAAAGATTACCTTGCCCACGAGGTGTAGATTCAATAATAATTAATCCATCGATAGGTACAGAAGCTTCAAGTGACATCATCTTATCTTCAGCTTTATCCCATGCAGACAACTCTGTTAATAGTACATTATGGAGGGTGTATCCACGACCTACATTCTCTGTAGATGGCAACACAATAATCTTACTATCAATATTAGGAAATGAAATTTCACTCTTAGAGTTATACTG